GTGGCAGGCGGCTCAAGACGAATCCCGTCAATTAGCCTCTATGCGTGCCCAAGCTGACCGTGAATTGAAGCAACCACAACAGCAAGTTAACGTGCCAGACCCTGAAGTTCAGCGGTTAGCGGCTCAATGGATGCGCAAGAACAACTGGTACAACCCAGATGGCTCCGACAAAGACAGTCGGATCGCCAAAAAGATCGACGAGGTAATGTCTACGCAAGGCTGGAACCCAACCGACCCAGATTATTGGGATGAATTGACTAGCCGTTTGCAAAAAGAATTGCCTCACCGTTACAATGATTCCAATGACGACGATTCTCGTGATGTCAGACGACCAAGGAATGTTGTGGGAAGTGCAGGACGTGAGGCTTCAGCCGCTTTTGGGGGTTCTAACCGCTCCCAGTTCGTACTTTCGCCTGAAAGGGTGAAGGCTATGAAAGAGGCTGGTGCTTGGGACAATCCTGAACGCAAAGCAAAGATGATTAAGCAATTCATTGCTTATGACCGTGCAAACCGCAATTAAATCTAAGGGGAAAATATCATGTCTGAATCTCGTTTAAAAAAATCTCTAGGTGCTGGTGGTCGCAATGATCGCTCAAGCGAGGACGCAAGCCGCCGCGCACCGGAAGATAAGTTCATTTCAAATCAGGAACGTCGCAAGATGTGGAGTGAGGAATGGACGCAATCAGCATTGCCAAAACTGCCCGACATGGACGGGTGGCACCTTTGCTGGCTTTCGACAACCAACAGCTACGACAGCATCGACAAGAGGATTCGCTTAGGCTACGTTCCCGTTAAATCGGATGAGTTGCCTGGGTACGAAGACTACAAAGTCAAATCTGGTGAGCACGTTGGGTACATCTCCTGCAACGAAATGTTGTTGTTCAAGTTACCTATGGACATCTACCAAGAGGTCATGGCTTTTCACCATCACGACAAACCTCGTGAGGAAGCTGAGAAGATTCGTGTCCAGGTGGAAAACCTTCAAGGTCAGCGTGACAGCAACGGACGTTCGTTGGCGAACATCGAAGGCGAAGGTATTGGCTCTCTTGATCAGCAACCCAACCGAACGCCCGTATTTTCGGGCTAACTAAGGAGTAAATTATGAGTGCAACCTCTGCTCCGTTTGGCTTGCGTCCTGCGTTCCATCCTTCTGGTTTGGATCGCGCTCAGGCGCTGGCTGGCGGTATCGTTTCGGGATATAGCTCGAACATTCTTAAGGGTCAACCCGTTCAGTACGGTACGACTGCAAACAGCATCACCATTGGTACCATTGGTATCGCCGCCAACACTGGCGCATGGGCTGGTGCTTTCGCGGGTGTGCAATGGACTGACACGACTGGTCGTGCCCGTGTTTCTAACTACTGGCCTGCAAACACTGCGTACACCGCAGGTACTTGCACTGCTTATTTCTACAACGACCAAAACATCGTTTATGAAATTCAAGCCGATGGCTCGATGGCTCAAACCACTATTGGTAACGAGTACAACTTCAGCAACATCGCCGCTGGTTCTACAACCACTGGCTTGTCGCAAGCAACCTTGGGCGCCTCCACTGCGGTGGGTAACGGTCAACAAGGTCAAATGCGTGTTGTTGACTTGGCTCCCTATGTGGACAATGCCTGGGGCGATGCATACACAATCGTGCGCGTCGTGAACTCTAACTCGCAATTCTTCGGTGCTGTCACCGCGATTGCTTAATTTAAAGGGAGCATAGATTATGGCCGCCCCAATGCGCAGTACGGACTTCCGTTCGATCGTTGAACCAATCCTCAACGAATGTTTCGACGGAGTCTATGACCAACGTGCCGACGAATGGAGCCGTGTGTTCCGTGAAGAAGACGGCATTCCACGTAACTACCATGAAGAACCCGTCTTGTACGGTTTCGGTGCCGCACCTCAGTTACCTGACGGTACGCCCGTGACCTATCAACAAGGTGGTGTGCTCTTCTTGAAGCGCTACCTGTACAAAGTGTACGGTTTGGCATTTGCTTTGACCAAAGTCTTGGTTGAAGACGGTGACCACATCCGTATCGGTCAGGTGTATGCACGTCACTTGGCTCAATCTCTGGTGGAAACCAAAGAATTGTTAGCCGCTAACGTGTTGAATACCGCTTTCAACAGCGCCTACCCAGGTGGCGACGGTGTGTCTTTGATCAACACCGCTCACCCCATCGTGAACGGCACTTTCAGCAACCAATTGGCTACCGCCGCTAACCTGTCCCAGACTTCTCTGGAGCAGATGTTGATCCAAATCCGTCAGGCTGTGGACAACAACGGCAAGAAGATTCGTTTGGTTCCACGTCAATTGATCGTGGCTCCTGGCAACATCTTCCAAGCTGAAGTTCTGTTGAAGTCTGTGCTCCGTACAGGCAACGCAAACAACGACATCAACCCTGTTAAGTCTATTGGCTTGCTGGACGAAGGTGCCGCTGTTCTGTCTCGTCTGACTTCGAGCACTGCATGGTGGGTTCAGACCGATGCTCCAGAGGGCTTCAAGCTCTTGATGCGTCGTCGTTTGGAGAAGACCATGGAAGGCGACTTCGAGACCGATTCGATGCGCTACAAAGCAACCGAGCGTTATGACCTCGGCTTCACTGACCCACGCTGTGCCTACGGTACTCCTGGCGTCTAAACCAAACAGGGGCTGGTCTAAAAAGCCAGCCCTTTTTTTAAACCCTGAGTGGTTCAAGCCACAAGGAGAAAAAAATGCCTCAATTTAGCGATGATCTATTTTTGGGTCCAGCCCAAACGTACATGGGCACCGGCCCAACCAATACCGAAGCAGTGTTTTCTGGCTCGGTAACTGGAACAACCTTAACAATTGCCACACTGCTGTCTGGCGATCCAATTGCCTTGGGTCAATATGTCAGCGGTACTGGCATCACTGCTGGCTCGTATGTAACTGCATTTGTGACCGGCACTGGCGGCGCAGGTACTTACACCCTGAGCGCCTCTTCTAGCGCAACCGGCACCATCAGCGTGTTTGCTTCTGGCAACGCATTGTTGGGCGATCCAGCCCCAATGGATTTGGGTGTTGGTCCTATGGGTCGTGTTTATTTGTGGGACGTCATCCCACAGACTTTGCAAGCCGCAAACATTGCCGCTTCGCAGACCCCAGCCGCCGCAGGCGCATTGACCTTGACCGCAGGTACTTCTGCTAAGTCAGTGGTTCGCACCGATGGCACAACTGTGATTCAGTTGGATTGCGCTCGTGCTGTGTCGATCACCTTGGCAACTGGCGGTACTCCACGTACCTACACAGTGTCGGGTTACGACTACTATGGTCAGCCAATGACTGAAAACATCTTGACCGTTGCAAACGCAACCACTCCAGGCAAGAAGGCTTTCTATCAAATCTCCTCTGTGAGCACCACTGGTGGCGGTTCTGTTGCCGCACTGACCGTGGGTACCACTGACGTGATTGGTCTGCCTGTGCGTGTTGTTGATGCTGGCTACTTGGTTGGCTTGGGCTGGGCTAACGCCTCCACCCGCGCTACCGGCACTTTCGTGCAAGCCGACACCACCAACCCCGCTACCAGCATCACTGGTGACGTGCGCGGAACTTTCACCCCTTCGTCTGCAACCGACGGCATCAAACGCCTCGTTGTGACCGTGGGTTGTAACGCAATCATGGTCGGACCCAATGCAACCCGCACTGGTGCTCTTGGTGTAACCCAAGCCTAAAGGAGACTTAAATGTCCAGCTTTAAACCAATGGTCAAAATGATGACCGACGAGCCTTCAGTTATTCTGAAGCTCAAAAAAGGCGGCAAAGTACACCACAAACATGAAAAGCATGAAGAGCATGGTCACAAGTCCATGCACCATGCTCATGGTGGCTCTATGCACGGTGCTCATGAGGCTTTTGAAGCCGAGCACGGTCATTCCCCTAAGAAGCCTTCGATGGCAGAGCGTCGTCGCGCAATGAACCCCAACCAATACAAAAAGGGTGGGAAAGTTGAGCACAAGGCTTTAGGTGGTGCAATGCCTATGGCAGCTCCTATGGCTCCTATGGCACGTACTGCAGTTGCAGGCATGGCTCCCGCGGCTCGTATGGCTCGTGCGGCTATGGTGCGCAAGGCTTTGACCGGCATGAAAAAAGGCGGTCACGCTGGCATGGAAAAGCACATCGAGAAGTTGGAGAAAGAACTCCATCATCACGAGTCTTTGGACATGGCACATGCTCACCATAAAAAGCATGGCGGCAAGATGCATCACAAGGCTTCTGGCGGCGAGATCGATCGCGCAGAAACCAAGACGACCATCGAAAAAGGTGCGAAGAAGTTTGAGCACACTAAGGTGGACGACGGTGAGCACCATGACAAGCACCATGGCACTAAAGGCATCAAGGACGGCGCACCCGCAGGCTACAAGCACGGCGGACACGCTCACAAGAAGCACCACAAAGCCACTGGCGGCGCAATCCCTGCTGACACTGATGAGAAGGTCAACAAGGGCAAGATCAAGATGCACGGCACCATTGAGGGCAATGAGCACGACTACGTGAACACCGAGATGCACGAAGCCAAGCGTGATAAAGCGCACGGCACTAAAGGCATCAAGGAACAAAACGCTGGCGGCTTCAAGCATGGTGGAAAGATTCACCACAAGGCTCACGGTGGCAAGACTCCTGGCATCGGTCGTGCGATTGAGCATGATGGCGACTGGGAAAACCGTCCCGCTGATGGCACTCCAAAGGGCAAAGTAAACGGCACCACTGGTGGCGTGCGCGAGTCCAATGCTGGTGGCTATAAGCATGGAGGTCATGCCGCAAAAAAGCACTACGCCACGGGCGGTAATGTCGTAGACGACGGGAAAGCTGTAAAGATGCCCCGTCACTTCGTCAGCCGTCCCGTGGCTAACAGCCTGCAATCTGGAACCTTCAAAAAAGGCGGTAATGTCAAGAAGTTTGAAACCGGCGGCTCTCCTAATGACAAGTACATTGTCAAGAATCCGGAGAAAGTTGCCGATAAAGCTAACCGCGATATTGAAGAAGCCATGAATCCACTGAGTATGGCAAAAGAACTTTATGGCAAAGCCAAGAATTTCTTTTCGCCATCGGCTGGGAGCGTCACTAAGACTGAGAAATCAGTGACGGTGGCCCCACGCAAGCGTGGCGGTTCGGCAAAGTGCTAAAACAAGGTAGGGGCTCCGGTCCCTGCTTTTTAAAGGATAAATCATGAGTAACGGAATCGTTTCATCAGTCACGCGTATGGGCGCGTATGAGCCATTTGACCTGCAAGTTGCTCGTGGTCAAATTTTTGGGCATAGTCCCGTCGCTATTTTTGGTTATAGCGCAGCTATCGGTAGTACTGCCCTTGGACCAGTTTGGGAAGGTCAAACCCAATCCGGCGGTCTTTATACATACCCCAGTTCTGCTGTTGTGATGTCAATCGTCAGCGACAGCACATCAGATACATCTGCAAAATCCGTAACCATCAATGGCTTGGATTCCGGCTACAACATGCAATCGGAAACAGTTGCATTGAACGGAACAACCACGGTTACATCAACCAAGTCATATCTGCGCATCAATAGCGTAGCAATGTCTAATGCATTGAACACTGGCAACATCACCATCTCCAATGGTGGGACAACATATGCCAAGATCAACGCAGGCATTGGGACGACTCAGATGTCGATCTTCACTGTACCTGCAGGCTATACGTTTTTCTTGACCTACATTCAAGCAGACGCAAGCGTTGGGTTTACCTCAAGCAACTACATGCTATTTGCTGAGTACAACAAGTTCAACACTACTGGTGCAACCACATACGCAGGTCAATCGACTTTTGTTCAGGCTTACAACCAACCGTTCCAAGTTCCGATCCCTCACGCTGAAAAGACTGACATTCAGTACTTGGTGAAATCAAACTCTGGCGGACCATTTACTGCTGACATTTTTGCTGGCGGCTACTTGATTCAGAACACCGTTAACGTAACGCAACCAGGACAATAATCATGCCTTTGATCAAATCAAAATCTGAAAAAGCCTTCAAGAAAAACATTGCAACTGAAGTGAAAGCTGGAAAGCCAGTCAAGCAAGCAGTTGCAATTGCGTACAGCACCAAACGCGCCGCACCCAAAAAGATGTGCGGTGGCGGTAAATCGGGTTGGTAACATGACTAAAAGGGGGCTTTATGCCAATATCAATGCAAAGCGTGAGCGCATCGCTAAAGGCTCTGGTGAGCACATGCGTAAGCCTGGGTCAAAAGGTGCTCCAACGGCTGAAGCCTTCAAAGAGTCAGCCAAAACAGCCCGAATGAAAGAAGGCGGTCCGAGCCTTGCAGTTGGTCGTGGAGAAAAGTTGCCCGAGTCTCGTGGCGCTGGTCTTACTGCCAAAGGTCGGGCAAAATACAACCGTGAAACTGGATCGCATTTGAAGGCTCCACAGCCTCAAGGCGGCGCAAGGAAAGATTCTTTCTGTGCACGTATGTCCGGTGTTGTAGAACATTCAAAAGGGGACGCTCCACGCGCCAAAGCATCTTTGAAGCGTTGGAACTGCCCTGGTTGGTAGAGGATAAAAAATGGCTTATAGCGGAACGGTTGGAACTACGGTTGTTAGCACGCAAAAATTCATCGACCAAGGCGCTCGTATGTCGGGCAAATTGGCTGAAGAATTGACCGTGGAGCAAGTTCAATCTTCCAAACAAGCCCTCTTCTTTATCCTGTCCAATTTGATCAACCAAGGGATCAACTATTGGGCTATCGACAAGAAGGTTTACGGCATGAATGCCGACCAATTCGAGTATTTACTACCCGTGGGTGGTAATGACGTTTTAAATGCCTTATATCGCCGTTTAAATCGTCCTACGCCTGCTCCTGGTGGTGCTTACTTCTCGTCTAGCGGCGTTACCGGACTGGCTTTTGACAACAATGTGTTGACCTCCGATGCTCAGACAGCCCCAAATGGCTACATCGGCATCAATTACGGTCCAAATAACCCAATCTATGCCGGCTCAATTGGCATCTTGCCTGCCACTTCTGGCTTGTTCCACATCCTTTTAGAGTGGTCAAACGATGGAGTGACGTGGAATTTGCTGGAAGACACCGGAGTTACCACTTGGGTGAATGGTCAATGGCTTTGGTACGACATTGATCCAGGCGTTACGTGTCAGTATTACCGCATGCGTGAGACAAGTGGCGGCACATTGAACGTTGCCGAGTTCTTTGTTGGCAATAACTCGACTGAAATTACCATGGCTCGCTTGAACCGTGATGACTACACGAACCTGCCGAACAAAAACTTCACCGCAAACCAGCCATTTCAGTTTTGGCTGAACCGCACGATCCCACAAGCAAAGATTACGCTGTGGCCAACACCTTCCGATCCGTTTGTTCAGATGGTTGTGTGGTACTCACGCCAGATCATGGACGTGGGAGACCTGTCCGGTGAGCTAGAGATACCTCAATACGCCTATCAGTCAATTCAGTGCATGCTGGCTCACCAGATGAGCCTGATACTGCCCGGAGTTGATCTTGCACGCACTCAGTATCTTGAGGGTCAAGCTGATAAATACTTCACAATGATGGAAGCGGAAAACCGTGATAAATCGCCAATCTACTTTGCACCCAATATCTCTCCGTATACACGCTAATGTTTAGAGTACAATATGAACTCCAATCATTACTGTATACAAGACATGAACTACCAAAAAGTTTATGACAATTTGATCTCCAAGTGCCGAGCGCGTCAATCAATTGATGGCTACAAGGAGCGCCACCACATTATTCCAAAGTCATTGGGTGGCTCAAACGATCCATCAAATCTTGTTGACTTGACAGCCAGAGAGCATTTTGTTGCTCACTTTCTTTTGGCAAAGTTGCACGGCGGGAATCAATGGTCGTCCATCAAACGCATGCGCGGTAATGATGATTTTTACATCAACTCTAGGTTGTACGAGGTGGCACGTCGAGAGGTTGCAAAAGCAACCAGCTTGCGTTTTAAGGGTGTTTCCAAGTCAGAAGAGACACGGGCGAAGATGTCTGCTGCCGCACGAAAACATCATGGGACGGACTTGAAGCCTGTAAAAATCAAACGTGGCGAAGAAGGTTATGTAAGCCCCATTAAAGGCGTGCCTCGACCAACTCCTTGGCGCATTGGTGCAATACCAGCCAACAAAGGCGTTCCTGCTTCTGAAGAAACACGAGCAAAATTGTCGGCCAAGAAAAAAGGCGTCAAGCAAACTCCTGAACAAATTGCCAAGCGTGTTGCCGCTCGTCGTGCTACTCTGGCTGCACAGGGGAGAACCGTTTAATGCCACGCTTTCTTAATACTGAAGGCAACGCAGTAATAGCAATTTTCATTTGCGATAGATGCAAGATGAAGAGACCTATCATTGAGGCTATGCCAGATAGCAATTTTCCCGGCCTCAAAGTATGCCAGCAAGGTTGCGCCGATCAAAAAGACCCCTATCGCTTGCCTGCCCGTAAGACAGAACGCATCACTTTGCAGTATCCTCGCCCAGATGTCAGCGTGGCAGTGGAGCCATACGATATTGTGACCACGCCTTATGGTGGCGAGGTATTGAGTACAGAACAAGCTCCGAGTGTGCCGACCAATGATGGCAACAACAGCACAATCAAAACACAGCCGAGTCCTTGAATGTCATCACAAGTCACGATTACTGAACTACCACAGGCTCTGGCATTAGCAGGGACTGAGGCTGTCCCCATCGTACAAAACGGGGTTACGGTTCAGACCACCACAGGTGCAATTGCAGGCGCTGGTGCTCTGAATTACCCGTTTGTGACGTTTGGATCAACCGCGGGACTGACTCAAGCTCGTCAATTAACGGTTGGTAACGGCTTATCGTTCACTGATGGCGGCGCAGGAGGCGCGCTTCAGATCAATTTGACGGGTGCGGCTCAGTCTTTAAATAGTTCCAGCACCGGAATACAGGTCAAAACAAACGCAAATACGCTCACAGGGCGCACTTTTGGCGTCGGGACAGGGCTGAGTATCACCAACGCCGATGGAGTGGCTGGAAACCCCAATATAAGCCTTGGAACGTTCCTTCAGAACCTCGTCTCCTTGACCGGAACAGGCATCTTAGCCCTCCAATCTGGCTCTCCAGCGAAAATTGTATTACAAGGTGTTACTAATCAGATTAGTATTGCCAATGGTGATGGGTCATCAAATCCGATCATTTCGCTGGCTACAAACCCCATAGTTCCTGGCACTGGAAGCATCACCATTCCGGTCGGAACGACTGTTCAAAGGGTGGGTTCTGCCGGTGCTTTGCGCTACAACACGTCGCTTCAGCAGTTTGAAGGCTACACCAATACAGGTTGGAACCAGTTCTCATTGACGGGCGGAGTGACATCGTTTAGCGCGGGCACAACGGGATTTACACCAAACACAGACACCACCGGCGCCGTAACCCTTGGAGGCGTTTTGAATGTCTCTAGCGGCGGTACTGGGGTCTCCACCTTGACCGGATACGTCAAAGGTAATGGCACATCAGCATTCACTGCTTCGGCAACGGTTCCAACGACTGACTTGAGCGGCACGGTGACTAATGCTCAGTTAGCCAATAGCGCAATCACGATCAATGGATCGTCTGTCAGTTTGGGTGGCTCGATTACCGTCACAGCCACGGCCACCAACGCCTTAACCATAGGCACTGGCCTGACGGGCACGAGCTATAACGGCTCTGCCCCCGTCACCATCGCTATTGATTCGACAGTTGCGACTCTGACTGGATCGCAGACGCTGACCAACAAAACGATCAGTGGCTCGTCAAACACATTGAGCAACATTGGCAACGCAAGCCTGACCAACTCGTCAGTGACGTATAACGGCGTTGCTGTGGCTTTGGGTGCATCGGGAACAATTACCGCTGTAAACCCCAATGCTTTGACGATTGGCACTGGATTGAGCGGAACCAGCTACACGGGTGCATCGGCTGTAACGATTGCGATTGACTCGACTGTAGCCACGCTAACAGGTTCTCAGACACTGACAAATAAGTCAATGTCGGGGTCAAGTAATACATTCACCAACATTCCCAACTCGGCACTGACAAACTCGTCGGTGACTGTTGGCACGACCTCAATTGCCCTTGGCGCATCCAGTTTGACGCTTGGTGGCTTAACGTCGGTGGCGGTTACGCAAGACCCAACGCAAGCATTGCAGTTGACTACCAAGCAGTACGTTGATGCGATTGCCTCAAACGTCAACTACCATGCGGCTTGTTCATACGCAACAACCGCCGATCTGGGCACGGTGACTTACAACAACGGCACATCCGGTGTTGGCGCAACAATTACCAATGCGGGAACTCAAGTCGCTTTGACAATTGATGGGCACACATTCACCTCAACGGACGCATCTAATGCCGTTCGTGTCTTGGTTAAGAATGAGTCAAACGGCGCATACAACGGCATCTACACGGTCACCAATCAAGGCTCTGCATCCACCAACTGGGTGCTGACTAGAGCAACCGACTACGACCAAACAGGTACCGGACAGAATGAAATCGCCCCCGGCGACACGACGTTCATTTTGAATGGAACGATCAACGCCAACACTCAATGGGTTCAAACGACCCCACTGCCAATTACGATTGGCACAACGTCGATCACCTTCATTCAAATTGGCGGCCCCGGCGCTTATACCGCAGGCACCGGACTGACCCTGACTGGGACACAGTTTAGCATCACCAACACCACGGTGACTGCTGGCGCTTATGGCTCGGCTACACAGGTGGGAACCTTCACCGTCAATGCTCAAGGTCAGTTGACCCTTGCAGGAAACACCACGGTAACTCCAGCGGTCGGATCGATCACTGGCTTGGGTACTGGCGTGGCGACAGCCCTGGCGGTGAACGTAGGCTCTGCAGGCGCTTTTGTGACTTACAACGGCGCATTAGGCGCGCCTTCAAGCGGCACATTGACCAACGCAACTGGGTTGCCTTTGACCACCGGCGTGACTGGAACTCTTCCGGCTTCAAACGGTGGTACTGGTGTTGCAACCTTGACGGGTATTGCTTACGGTAACGGCACCAGTGCGTTCACAGCGGCGACAGCGGCTCAAGTGGTTTCGGTGATCGGAACTACAGCGGTCACGAACGCAACAAACGCCGTTAACACCGGCATCACAGCCGCAACGACAGGCGCAACAAATTACTTGACATTTGTCACAGCGACTACCGGAAATCTTCCGCAGTTGGTAAACTCGGCAATAACCTGCAACGCAGCAAATGGCACCATCACAGGTGGCATTGCAGGCGGCGCATTCTAAGGAAAAAACATGGCACAAAGCGGATACACCCCCATACTAATTTACGCAAGCGGATCAACTGGGAACACGCCTTCTGCGTCTAACCTGACAAGCAGTGCGTCGGGCGCTGAATTGGCATTGAACTACTTTGATGGCAAGCTTTTCTACAAAGATGCATCAGGTAATGTGCAGGTGTTGGCCTCCAAAGCAGGCAACATCAATGTGTCCTCAATCAGTTTTGGCACGACTGGCCTGACTCCTAATACTGCAACCACAGGTGCTGTGACTGTTGCAGGAACATTGATCACTTCAAACGGTGGTACTGGTCTTTCCTCGTACACCGCAGGTGACCTGCCCTACTATGCATCCGGCACAGCATTGTCTAAACTGGGTATTGGCACAAACGGGCAGATTCTCACATCTTCGGGCTCGGCCCCTCAGTGGTCTACATTGTCTGGCGTGGCGGTTACGACCTTCAGCGCAGGTACAACAGGTCTTACACCTTCAAGCGCAACATCCGGCGCAGTGACCTTGGGCGGAACACTCGCCACTACCAACGGAGGCACAGGCTTAACTTCGTTTACAGCCAACCAAGTTTTTTACGCATCTTCTACAAGTGCGTTTGCTCAAAGCACCAACTTGCAATTTAGCGGTACTGACCTGACTGTTTACGGCATCACAGTAGGCCGTGGTGCAGGTGCTGTATCTACCAACACTGCGGTGGGTGCTAGTGCTTTGGCGGCTAATACGAGTGGCGCTTTTGTTGTCGCTTTTGGCGCTAACGCAGGCTTGTCAAACACCACTGGCTCAAATAACGCTTTTATTGGTCGTGCCGCAGGCTACACAAACACCACAGGAAACGGGAATACAGTGCTTGGCGATGCCGCCTTGTACTACAACACTACAGGCGGTTTAAATACGGCTGTTGGCTCTACTGCTGGACAATCAAATACCACTGGTATTCAAAACTCCTTTTTGGGTCGTGCCGCAGGATTTACCAATTCAACAGGTTCTTACAATGCGTTTCTTGGGGATGCTTCCGCCTATTACAACACCACAGGGTCGTACAACGTAGCCGTTGGTCAAGCCGCTCTCCAGAGCAACACCACAGCATCTAACAACACTGCTGTAGGTTATCAGGCGGGGTATAGCGGTACGGTTGGGTACAACAACGAAATTTTTGGTTATCAAGCCGGATACACAAACGTGTACGGCTCATCAAATACATTAGTTGGGCATCAAGCTGGCTACACAATGAACCCGACTGGTTCAGTAGCTGTAAATACAATCAATACATTTATTGGCTATGGTGCTGGTTATTCTGTAACAACCGGTACGAAAAACACCATCATCGGCGCATACAACGGCAACCAAGGTGGCCTAGACATCCGCACGGCAAGCAACTACATCGTGCTGTCTGATGGGGATGGGAATCCACGGGGTATCTTTGATGGCTCGGGTAACTTGCTGGTGGGGACTACATTTGCAGGCACTGATAAAGTTCGTTTTGCTTCTACTGGCGCTACTTCTAACCAGCTTGGTCTTGTTTCAACAGACGATGCAAGCGGTAACGGATATATTCAATTTAGAAATTCTGCAACCACTTCAATTGGCTCTATTACAAGAGTCACAACTACTAACGCTGTTATTTACAACACCACTTCTGATTACCGTTTAAAAAATGTTATTGGCGCAGTAACGGGGCAAGGTGAACGAATTGATGCTTTGAAGCCCATTGATTACAAATGGAAAGATAGTGGCGCAAATGCTCGAGGTTTCTTGGCGCATGAATTCCAAGAAGTGTATGAAAACAGCGTGACAGGAACAAAAGATGCTGTTGATGCCAAAGGAAACCCAGTTTATCAAGCAATGCAACCAAGCACACCAGAAGTCATTGCTGACTTGGTAGCAGAAATCCAATCCCTCCGTAAACGCCTTGCAAACGCAGGCATCGCTTAACCCCCGAAAGGAAAATATCATGACCACCTTCACCACCACCATCAAACAGATGTTCACCATCCCCAATCCAACGGGGTATGTTGTAAACGTGATTTATGAGGTCACCGGAGTTGACGGTCAACATACCGCCAGCATCGATGGCAACTGCCAATTCACTCCCACCCAAGGCGAAACGGGCTACACCCCATACGCAGATTTGCAACCCGCTCAAGTCATTGCGTGGATTCCCGCAGAGCAAATCGCAAGCGCACAGGCTTGTGTGCAAGGCCAAATCGACAGCATGATTACGCCTCCTGTCAGCCCTACAAATACGCCTCTGCCTTGGGCTACGGCATAATAGAAAAGGGACGCCACCACCCTACTCTGGTGGCAATTTCATGGAGATGAAAAATGGATGAAATCAAACTGAGCACACAATTGGTCAACGGCATTCTTCAATACTTGGGCAATCGACCCTTTGTTGAGGTGGCTGGCTTGATTCAAGAGATTCAGAAGCAAGCTCAAGAGCAAGGCGCACAACCTGCTCCAGCACCAGAAGTCAAGGAGTAAATGAGTCGTGGACAACCAGCAACTATTCAACATCGTCGTATCCGTTGGCGGTTTTCTGGCTGTCTACGTTTTCAACTCCGTTACAACCAAAATTCAGAAACTTGAGGATAAGGTGAACTCTTTACCGCATGACTATGTGGTCAAAGACGACTACCGTGCCGACATTGCTGAAGTGAAGGCTATCCTCAAGCAAATTTTTGATAAGCTAGACGGTAAGGCTGACAAATGATTCCAATTGACCCGTTTGCCGCGCTAGATGCCGTACAGTCTGCGATCCAACTGGTCAAGAAGGCATCACAAACTGCTTCCGACTTAGGTAGCCTTGGTCCTGTACTTGGTAAGTACTTTGACGCCAAGGTCAATGCCATTCATGTAGTTGCCACCGCCAAAACGGGTGGCTTCAAGGGCTCTGCCATGGGCAAGGCTTTAGAGCTTGAAATGGCTCTTGAGCAGGCTCGTGAATTTGAAGAGTCGCTAAAGAATTTATTCTTCTCGTCCGGAAAGATGGACGTGTGGATGAACATCAAGAAGAGAGCCGCTGCGATGGAAGCCGAGGCGGCTAAAGAGATTGCTAGGGCTAAAGCGGCTGAGGCTAAACGCAAGAAAGAGTTACGCGAGGCGATTGACTTTGCTGTCATCAGCATCTTGTCTTTGATTATCTTTGGCTTAGTGGTTTGGGGTGGAATCTACTTTTATCTGCACTGCAACAAATACGGGTGCCACTGATGAAAGAAATCATCGAGGGCTTCAAGAAATGGTTCAAAGTAGCCTGCTATGTTGCCTTTGCATGGTGGTTTTTGGACTTTGTGAAGTCATTGCCGGAACCCTTAGCCGCTCGGGTCATGGATGCGGCATTGTCTAAATTACCGTTTTGAGGTGTTATATGAATCTAAAAGGTACTGTCACTGTGATTGCTGCTGTCTCCCTGATGGGAGTGGTTGGATGCATGATCTACATGTTCTTGCTGGCTATCTATGACCCTACTGTGGACGATAAGTTGGTGTTCGACATCATCGGACCCGCATTTCAGACCATTGTTGGTGGATTTATTGGATTGATCACTGGAATCCATATCGGTGACAAGAAAGACGAATAATGTCCATCTTCAACCCGTATGTCCTGTTAGGCATTGTGCTGGCGCTATTGGGTGCATTCTTTACTGGACACCATCAAGGGTATGCACAGGCAGAGGCTGAGCAACAAGCTGAGATTGCAAGGCTCAATGCAGAGGCTCGTGAGGTTGAACGTGCGATGACTATGAAGGTCAACGACATATCTACAAAACTCCAGAAAGCAAACAATGATGCAAAGATTGAAATTACTAAGCGTGACCTTGCCATTGCTGACGGTACTCTGCGCTTGTCAATCCCCACCAAAAGCCCCCTTTGTGCCTCCCCAGGCGCCACCCCTGCCAGCGGGGATACAGAAGCAAGAGCCGAACTTGAGCCAGCGTTTGCTCAAGCTCTTGTCGCCATCACAGACGACGGAGACAATGCCATCCGGCAACTCAACGCCTGTATTGACGCCTACAACACCATCCAAACCATGAAGGTTGAACAATGAACTTATCTGAACACTTTACTTATGAAGAGCTGACTCACACCGACCACCGTGAGTTTGACAACACGCCCAATGAGCAAGAACTTGAAAACCTTAAACGTCTGGCGGCATTCTTGGAAGAGGTTAAATCCGTCTTGGGTGGCAAGCCCATCATGGTCAATTCCGCTTTCAGATGCAAACAAGTCAATGATGCTGTGGGCAGTAAAGATAGTTCTCAGCATCGCATCGGCTGTGCTGCTGACATTCGTGTACCCGCTATGACCCCTGATGAGGTCGTCAAAGCCATTATTGCTTCTGACTCAGGGTATGACCAGGTGATACGTGAGTTTGACCGCTGGACACACATCAGCGTGCCTAATACACCCGAAGCCAAGCCTCGCCGCCAAGCACTGATCATCGATAAAGCTGGAACACGACCATTTGCCTGATTGCTTTCCAGATGGGAAAATAACGAGAAAGTGAAGGACTGATATGGCGACCACACCCTCATGGGTCATGACCTACGATAGCTTGAATTCCACAGTACTTCAGTACCTGGAGCGGAAAGACCCTGCTGTCGTTGCATTCATACCCACCGCCATCAGTTTGGCTGAGTTTGAAATTGCCCAAGAAATCAAAACACTTGGGCAATTAGAGGTCGTTGACTCCATCATCCCCGCCAACAGTCCCGTCATCCAAAAGCCTGCACGCTGGAGGAAGACCGTTTCCATGACGATCGTTGACTCTCTTGGGAACAAACAGCCTCTTCTCCTTCGCAAGCTGGAATATTTAAATAACTACTGGCCGGAAGTCAACACAACAAGTACACCCCTGTACTACGCTGACTACGACTACGATCACTGGTTTATCGCTCCAACCCCAGATCAATCGTATTCTTTTGAGGCGCTGTGCTATACACGCCTTCAGCCGCTGGACTCGAACAATCAGACCAACTGGCTCACTCAGAATGCTCCCAATGCGATGCTCTTTGGAACACTGAAACAGACAGCGCCGTTCTTAAAGAACGATGCTCGATTGGCTTTATGGAGTCAGATGTTTACTGAGGCGCTTACAGCCCTTAAATCGGAAGACGTATCCCGCGTGGGTGATCGCTCTGCGGTTGCCGTTGATAGCTAAGGCAAACCATGACCACATATATCTCGCCTTTTACGGGGCAAACCATTTCACCTAGTCAAGTCTCGTATGAGGCTTTGACGATTAGCTCAAACACGCAACTGTCTTGGCCGATCAACGGTAACAACACAGTCGTTTCAGCCAACATCATTGACGTCACCGCAACGATTGGTAGCGTCTCTTGCACTGGATCGATCTCAGGCACCGTGTTAACTGTCACTGCGGTATCGTCTGGAACCTTGGCGGTTGGTCAGACAATCACCGGAACCAACATTGCTTCAGGGACAACGATCACTGCCCTCATCTCTGGCTCGGGTTCTACCGGAACTTACAGGGTGAACATCTCCCAGACGATCAGTTCCGAGACGATTGTTGCAACGGCTTTGTTGCTTGAGTTGCCTCCAGCCACTCAAGTGTCTACGGGTCAAGCGATTATTGTTCGCAACATCGGAACGTACGCCTTCACGGTTGCCGACAATTCAGGAAATACGATTGCATCTGTTGCGGCTGGGATTGCTTACTACATTTGGCTGACTGACAACACGACCGTTAACGGTGTGTGGACAGAAGTTCAATTGGGCGCAGGAACATCCTCAGCAAACGCATCCACGCTGGCTGGATATGGCTTAGAGGCAATTGGTTCCACCCTGAACACCATCACGCCTTTAGTCAACTATTACACCAACGCAACTTTAAGCTCTACGGCTCAATCTCAGTTGTCGGTTTGGCAGGGCGGAGCAGGGTCAATCACTCTTCCGGTTTCAACTATTGTTGGGATGAATTGGTTCACCATCATCAAGAACAACGGCACTGGAGTGTTGACGGTTCAGACTCAGGGAACAGACTACATTGATGGAGTCAACACATCTGTCCAGCTTCAGCTTGGCGAGTCTTTTACTCTGGTATCCAATGGATCATCTGGGTACAGTTCTTGGGGATACGGTCAAAGCGCCATCTTCTCGTTCACTCAGGCTCAAATATCGGTCACTGGGGCGGGAAGCACGATTACGCTTACCTCTTCTCAGGCTTCATACGTTCTACAACAGTACACGGGTGTTTTAAGCGTCAACACAACGGTTATATTGCCCCCAACGGTGCAGTTCTACGTTGTTACGAACAGCACATCTGGATCGTACACATTGAAGTTCTCCACCGGAATTTCTGGGGGAGCAACGGTAACGATACCCACCGGGGCGACTGTTGCAATGGTGTGCGACGGAACGAACGTGTTTGCCGTGTCTACGGTCTCAAACAACGTCACATCCTTGACCTTGAGTGTTGGATCATCAACAAACCCATCACTGAACTTTGTGGGCAACCTAAACACGGGTTTATATCTTCCCAACTCCAACCAAGTGGGTATTGCAATTAACGGTGTTGAAGAGGCTTACTTTAGTGCGGCTGGCTTGACCGTGATTGGCGGTATTGGCGGGGGCGCATTTTGACAGCCAAGGTCATATCCCTAACGGTGCCCCCTGGCATACAGCGGGATGGGACTTTATTCGCCGCTCCATCTTATGTGGATGGTCAGTGGGTGAGGTTTCAGCGAGGGTTGCCAAGAAAGATTGGCGGCTATACTGGGGCGTTTCTGAATGCTTCTGGCGTTTCCAGAGGCATAACCATGAGCGCCACAAATGGTCTGAACTACATCATCTCAGGCTACAGCGCAGGCATTCAGCAGTGGGTGACCAACAACGTTACCGCCATCGGTACAGGACCAACCACTTACTCACTGGGCTCGTCGTTCACTCCAAATGCCAACAACTTGTGGCAGTTTGACATTGGATGGGACTCTACCGGCGGCGGAGTCCTTAAGTTAATCGCTCACCCAGGTCAGAACCTGAACTTCATCTCAAATACGATCAACACTCGACCCTTATTTGGGACGTTTGGAAGCACAACCTTAGCCCCTGTAGGGGTCTTTACGGCTGTCGGAACAACCACAAACACGTCAACAAGCGTAACGTTCGCAACCACCATTGCGGCGATTGGACCTGGATTATCTGTCACTGGAACGGGAATTCCCGCCAACACCACAGTGGTGTCTGCCAACTTAGTTTCTGGCGTGTGGACTGCAGTATTGAGCAATCCCGCCACGGCATCCGGTACAGTCACCCTAACATTCGACAACAACATCAGCGTATCTGGCGGTGTTGTGATGTTATTTCCGTATTTGTTTGTGTATGGGAATAACGGTCTGATTCAGAACTGCGCCGCAGGTGACTTCAACAATTGGACGTCTGCCGACTCCAACGCCAACAACGTAGCCTCTACAAAGATCGTGAAGGGGCTTCCAGTGCGTGGTGGTACTACCTCACCATCTGGTCTGTTTTGGTCGCTAGATTCAGTGATTAGGGTGTCCTATGCGCCTCAAAACGTAGGCACATCGACTTTGTACTGGCGTTATGACCTTTTGACACAGCAAAGCTCGATCTTGTCGTCCAGTTCCGTTATTGAGTACGATGGCATTTTCTACTGGGCTGGCGTTGACCGCTTCTTGATGTATAACGGAGCCATTCAAGAGATTGCCAATACTCAAAACCTGAACTGGTTCTTTGACAACCTGAACTACTCACAGCGTCAAAAAGTCTGGTGCACGAAAGTCCCTCGCTGGGGTGAAATCTGGTGGTTCTATCCCCGCGGAGATGCCACGGAGTGCACGGATGCAGTGATATACAACGTGCGTGAGAAGACTTGGTACGACGCAGGATCGGCTCCTGGTGCTAATCGCTCTGCAGGCATATTCACTGAAGTGTTCCCCAAACCTATTTGGAGCAGTAACGAGACAAACACGATCGTAGAGTTCCAAGGCTCCGTAAGCGGTACGACCTTAACGGTCACTACCATGGAATTTGGGACGATCTTAGTCGGTCAAATTCTGCAAGGTCTTGGTGTTCCCGATCAAATGGTGATCACCGCTCAGTTAACCTCTACGGCTCCCGGAGGGGCTCTTGGCGGAACTGGAACATACACGGTGTACAACCCAACTGGTGTAGCCGTTGGAGCAACCATCCTTTCCGCAACAGGAACCACTATCTGGCAACACGAGACAGGGATGAACTCGGTGTATTTGACGAATGTGGATGCGATCTACTCTGCAATTGAGACGCCTATTTTAGGAAGCCTTGCGGGTCTTGTCGGGTCTACTCAGCAACCCGGGGACAACAACTGGACACGCTGTGAGCGCATCGAACCTGACTTTGTTCAAAACGGCACAATGGACGTCATCGTAACAGGTAAGGGATACGCAGACGACACGGATGAGCCGTCCGATCCCTATGCGTTTGACCCCACAACGCTCAAGATCGACATGCGTGAGCAACGCCGTGAGATGAGATTGCGGTTTGAATCGAACACGTTTAATGGCGACTACCAAATGGGTAAGATTGTGCTGAGCCTCGACGTGGGCGATGTGCGCGGGACGGGGAATCCATAATGGTCACGTATGACCCGAGAGGGATGGACTGGAATCAGTACTGCAAGCTGATGGAGGAGCTTTTCGCCCCCCAACAACTAGGTCATGTCCCAGAAGATCAGTGGCGCACTTGGGTAGATGCCATCACAGGAATTGGATATTTCACTCAGTCAGGTGTTCCTGATGCTCGTGGCTTTGAAACGTGGCAAGATTGGGCATTCCAAATGTTGGGCATCATGTCCATTGGTGCTTAAGGAATAAAAAATGCCAGGACACGCTAATGAACAGTTAATGTCACAAGTAAATGATGTTGAACATCCGGGAGGTAGCAATTCGTCTCTTCCTGCAGATTTGTGGCAACAATTAAATTCCGCTGCTCAAGCAAATGGCGGTCAACCTCTAAGTTTTGCAGGCTATATTTTTAAGCCAACGTTAGACTCTTCTGGAGGCGTTTCATCTTGGACAACATACTATCCATCATTTCCTGGAACAAGCACAACGCATGATGTGAATGGAAATGAAACGGGCTATCAAGGTCAAACAACAGGTGGTTTAGGCTCTTGGCTGGCTTCTGTTGCTCCATTAGCATTGTCTGCATTTGCTCCTGGTCTCGGCACAACAATAGGCTCTGCACTAGGTGCTGGAGCCGCAGTGGCTCCCATTGTTGGTGGTGCGGCGCTGGGCGCCGGAACTGCAGCATTGACAGGCGGTAACGCACTTACGGGCGCTGTCTTGGGCGGCTTAGGTGGAGCTGGTAATACGCAAATTGGCGATACCGGAGTTACTGTTGGTCAAGTTAATACAGCCACAAACGTAGCCAAAAATTTAGAAAGTGGAAATCTTCTTGGCGCCGCCACAGGGGTATCAAACTTAGCCGGCACTGGAAACACTCAAATTGGTGACACTGGAATAAGCGTCAATGATGCCCTCAATGCGGCAAAAGTTGCTCAAGCTGCGTCCAGTGGAAATATTGTCGGGGCTCTTTCTTCTGCCACAAAATTGGCAAGTTCAGGCTCGTCCCCACTAAATGCCGCACCAATTGATCAAAATACGTCACCAACATTGAATACGGGGACGTCTACTGATGTACCGGTTCCAGGAACTGGGGGGTTACCTGCTGATGCCTCATCAACAGCAGCCACCGATACAGGAGCATTGACTACAGTTGCAAACAATGCTGGTACAGAAACAAACGCTGGTGCCAATACGTCAACTGCGGCCACTGACACTGGTGCATTGAACACGGTTGCGAACAACACTGATACGGTAGCCGGAGGACTTGCTGGTGCCGTCGCTGGGGGAGCCAATACTGCAGGTCAAGCCGCAACAGATACTGGCACTGGTGCTTTAACTGCCGCCACAAGCAGCAGTGACGCCAGCTACAACGCACTGAGCGATGCGGACAAACAATTTGTCGATCTTGCAGTTGCCACCGGTGCAAACCGTGATGAGGCAATTGCACATGCACAGGCCAACCCAACGGCATCTTCTGGTGCCGGAACTCAAGTGGCATCATCGGGCACTGGAATACCAAGTGGTGCAGTGCTGAATGGCGCATCAAGCCCGGTGTTCCCTCCAGATCGTGGTGCTGTTTGGAATCCAGACCGTGGCGTCTGGGTTGACCCAACAAACAACGGTTACTGGACAATGGGAATCTCGGGAGAGTACGACTTCCATTCAGTCAATGCAGCCTCGACTGCTCCGACGTCCGAGACTGCAACTGGCCTTGGCGGCGGAACCGACTCCTCATCGATTGGGACTGGTGCAACTGGCACTTCGGGCACGACTGCTGACAACACAAATACATCGACAGATCAAACTGCAGGAAACTTGACGACGAGCGGGTTGGACACATTGTCTTCAACCGTGGCATCTAATCAAGCGACTAATCAGTCCGCAATTGATGCCGCATCTAAGTCCATATCAGACGTATCCACCAATCTTGGCAATCAAATTAGTGGTGTTCAATCAAGCCTGCAGTCTCAACTTGGGGACGCCACCAGTTCGTTGAATCAGCGGATTGACCAATTGGTGACTAGCGGGATGAACGCTCAGGATGCGACGAATCAGGCTATATCCGAGTTGTCATCCGGTCAGCAGGCATCCCAACAACAGATTTCAAATGTCCAAAGTGGGCTAGATGTTCTCGGAAAGAATGTTGCATCTGATCAAGCGCAGACGCAGTCTCAATTGGCTGGTATGTCAGCCCAAGAGCAGTCTGACGTTGCAAATCTGACGCAACAAGGCGTTTCTTTGCAGGATGCCATCAATAAGGTGTCTGAACAGTCTTCGACTCAGAATGCGGCTGTCGAGGGTCAAATTAGTGATCTGAGCAAAAACCTAACATCGGGCTTGAGTGCAAATTCTCAGCAAATCAATGACGTGCAGTCCAACCTTGAGTCTCAATTGAATGATCAAGGCAAGAGTCTGATGGATGCTTTACGCGCCCAAGGCGAAGACTACAACACCGCACTGAATACGGCTATAGATCAGCAGAACAAGAACTTCGCTGATTACCAAGCTCAGACAACCGGAGAGATTTCTGGCGTTCAAAGTGGGCTTGATGTCCTAGGTAAGGACGTTGCGGCAAATCAAGCCTCAACCAATCAAAGCATTGCTGACGTCAATACAGCGGTATCAAATCTTGACACCAAGACTCAAGAGGAATACAACTCTTTGACGGATGCGCAAAAGGCA